TTCCAACGTCCACTGTCCCCTTGTGAGCCCATGTGACTCAACCAAGAAATTCCTGATTCTGATGTATAGGCAGTTGCAGAACCGCCCCTAAAGTGATAATAGAGTGTATTAGCTTCAGTGCCTCCTGGAGATTTTACTGCTCTATATCCCCAACTGTTTGAACTTAGTGTAGGGTTTTTATTTCCGTACTCTTGATTAACAGGTTTCATCTGATGAAAAAGTTTTTGTAAATCAAAACCTGTTTCAATACCTGATCCATATGAACCATATAAATTTAACACCCATTTGTTTGCATTGTAAGCCCAACCTTGCGTTCTGCCAAAAGTTAATGCACAGCAAGGAGTAGAGTGCCTGCATACTGTGCCTCCAGGAACACTTGCATTATCACCATTACAGTTGCTTCTCGTATAACTTGATCCTAAAGAGCTCACTATGCCGAATGATTGGAATTTTGTACTTCTATTGTTTGAATTTGTCCACCATCCTCTAGCGACACTTTCCACAGGAACTGTTGTGCCGTCAAATCTTGTTGTAAGTCTAGATGCAGAATCTGCATCAAAATAGTCGGGATCAATATAATAGGGAGCATCTAATACTATATCCATTAAGTCACATGTGCCGTTTCCAGGTAACAAATTACCGCCTGTATAATCTGCAGGTGCTGGAGCATCAGTGCAGTTGTTTTGAAACTCTGGGTGGCCCATCCAACCTGCACCGTCATCAGCAACAATTACATCTACATCTTTTCCTGTTCCAAGTTGTTGTATTTGCACATCAGGCACAAAATTATCTGTATAACTATTATCAACCCAAGGGTCTAATTTTTGCATACATCTATAAATTTGATAACCAGTTCTATTAACATGAGAACTATTTAATGTGTTAGATACTTCAAATTCTCTGTAAACTTTTACAGGTGATGAATATCTATTGATCAGTTCTGGGCGTGTAGCATATATTTCATCTGGTGGAGGAGCATATGTTTCAGGGTACTTCATATAATCAACGTTGATAAATTTTACTCTAGAGTCTGTTTTTAAGGCAGTCGCTTCTTCATCCGTAAGTAAATATGATCCTCTTGTAGGACTGTGTAATTTTTCATCTTCAACTGTAACTTTTCTACTAGGCACAGAGTCATAGGTGTTGCCATCTGCTATTAGTTCTGCGTGTAATTCGTCCCATTGCTCTGGAGTGTGTGTTCCTAGCTGGTAGTACTTTTCACTCATAACTTCCCCTTAAATCAAATTGGCCCATGAACCGTTTTCGTATCCTTGAAACTTGTTAGTAGATGTGTTGTAAATTATATCTCCGTTAGAGGATGTAAGAGCATCTCGTTGTGTTGTTGTGACATTAAGCATTTGGAATGGACCAGTTGTTGCTTGTATTCTTGTGCCAGCGTTTAATTCTATTTCGTTGTCTGAAAAAATTTCAGGAGTTCCTGATCCTACTGTGTTAAGCGAACCATTAACATTAATGTTATTGTTTACTGTAAGATCATTTTCAACAGTAAGGTCACTGCTCATTGTTATTGCTGGAGTAACAACAATGCCACTACTATCACTAGAATCTATTGTTGTCCCTGTAAATGTTATAGATCCAATTGATGGAACAGATGGAATCTCAGAAAAATTTGCAAGTTTATTCCAAGACCCGCCGTGAGCAAAATACATTGCCCCGTCTGCATGACTGTGTCCTATTGCTCCGTGATATGTGGTAGCACTTGGAAATGCGGCTTGATTAGCATAATAAAAAGGAATAACAGCTGATGTTGTGGTAGTTGCACCTCTTGCCAAAACAGTACTTAATGTATCTGTTTCTGTGTAGCTTGTTAAGTATGAACTTAGATCAGGTGGTGTAAAAGTAAACACACCTGTTGAATTATTGTATGCTATAGACCCAGAACCACTTGCACTTGCTGGTGATCCTATACTTAGGCTATCTAATGCAATACCAGTTCCACTAGTTACTGTAATTGTTTTGGTTGCACCATTGCCAGTTGCAGTAACACCTGCTCCTACAAAATTTAAAATTGTGCCGGACGATGTTAAATTTGAACCTTCGTCTTGTACAGTGATTCCGGCACCGCCACCTCCACCACCACCTGTTTGGTCACCTGGTTCATATCTACCTAAACTTGAATTATAAATTAGCACTTGGCCATTTGTCGGTGCAGTAGATCCTACGTTGTCTAAACTTTCGATTGTTGTTTTTAGTGTAGGCTTGTTTGTTAAATCCACATAGCTTCCGCTAAACAATACCGGCTTATTAGATAAGCTATTGTAATCACCAGTAAATGCTGTACTGTGTAACGACTGCCCTCCTATAGTTGCAACTGAACTATCTATTACTAAACTGTTTGCACTTAACGTTCCAGATGCTGTAATATTAACAGGATTAACAATATTATTTCCAGTAAGATTTAAATCATCTCCTGTAGGTATTTCCTTAATTTTATTGCTATCTGCTGTATCTATTATTAGAGGATATCTTGTCGCCATTTTGTTTTCCTATTTACTATATTTAGTGCAGATCTGCCCAACCTGCTGTACTGTCATTATTTGCATCTGCGGCATAACCCTGAAACTTTCCTGATGTTTTATTGTATACTAGCAACCCTTCGGCTACAGTTAGTGCATCTATTTGTGCTTGTGTCAACATAGGTGGTTTAAAACTACTTGGCTCTGTTGGTCCTACTATTTTACCTGCAACACCATCTACTAGTAATGTGCTATCGTCAGCAAACAAACTACCAGTAACATCTGCATCTACTTTGATACTAGCACCGTTAACAAGTAAGTTTCCTGAACTGTCTGCTTGTAGCCTTGCATTACCTAGATATATAAAATCTCTGACATACAAATCAGACCATTGCTTAGTTGCCGAACCTAATGCAAAATTTCCGTCTGTAGTTGGCACCATGTTAGAACCAATGCTGTCTAAATCTAAAGTAGTAGAAGCATACAATTCATTAAAGTTATCATTTATTTTATCAAATGCTGTTCTTAACGGATCTCCATCTCCTTTATTTGCACTAGTACCAATGTTTATAAGTTGTTTAGCCATTACACTCTCCCTACTAGGACTTCGACAATGCCATATCCGTCATCGTCCTTTGTACCAATTGCTTTACCTATAACAGTACCTACCACTGGATTGTTATCTACTATCCCGTGTCCTTCTATTGCACTGGTAACTATTATGTCACCTTTTTGTACTTTGCCTAATACCTTACAAGGAACTCTACCTTGTAGTGCCACAGCAACAACATGCTCGCCTTGTAAATCGCTATTCATTAAGTGTGCAGGATGTTCTGAAACAACACCTACTACTTTACGATCGCCTTTGTAAATTGTAGTTGTAACTTCTTGCTCGCCACCTAGTACTAATACTGTTCCACACTCGTACTCTCTGTCTGCTAAGTAATTCTCTGCCAAGTCAGCGTATTGTGCAGATGTTGCTGTTCCGCTAAATGTACTTGCATAAACAGTATTCCATTTTAAACTACCGCCACCTAAGCTCCTTGTATTATTAGCATCAGGTACTAAATTACCTGTTATTTCTGTAGCAGTTGAATTTGTCTTTAATCTTACCGCTCCACCTGTAACAAATAGTATTGTATCTGCGGCTGAATCTGCAAAGCCTGTACCAGCACCTATTGATATACCAGTACCAGAAGCATCTTTCTCTCCTGGTGCTTCTATAAATGAACTATAAATCCAATCAACACCTAAGAAACTATTGCTTCCAAAACTTGATGCTGTTTGGAAATTACTTTCTGCACCAGTAAATCCTGTTTCTCCAATATCTAAATTACCAGGCATACTAACTGTAATGTTAGATGTTCCTGATGCTTCTAGTATTGTAGCTTGTCCTGGAGTTTTTACTTGTAATGTTGTACTACTTAATCCTAAGACTTCAAAAGTAGCATCACCACCTAGTATTAAAGCTTCTGCTTGTATAGCACCAGCTTTTATACCTGTACCTGCTGTTTTTCTTAAAACTACTGTATCACCTGTAGAAATATCACTTAGTGATTTAGTACTATAAGTTCCCGCCGCAGTCCTTAGTAGCACATCTGTACCACTTGAGTAAGCTGGAAATTCACTATCTCTAATTGCTCCACCTTCATCTAGTACAGTATCAAATGTAATTGCACTTACAGCACCGTCACCAGCTAAACTTCTACCTAGTACCCTGTCTGTACCGATGTGTGTAATCTTAGCTGGATCAATTCCATCTGTTGTAGCTGTTGCTGTCTGTAATTCTATAAAACCGTTTGTAGCATCAAACTCAGTTGATTTAAATGCCGCTAGTCCTAAGTCAGATTGTGAAATTCCACTTGCACTTGCAATAGTACCTGCCGCAGTCATATCTAGTTTACTTTGAGCAATAGCCGCTCCTGCACCTACATCTGCGTTTTCAATACTACCTGCTTCGTAATTAAGTGAATACTCATTTACTGCCGCTGTTTTGTTTACTACTAGAGCAACATCACTTCCTGTTGCTTTAGATACGTGTGTATATTCATTATATCCAACACCAACACCGCTAAAGATGACATGTTGTGAAACTCCATTTGTTACTGTATCGCCGTTTGCAAAACTTCCGCTTGTAGGATCAAACACAATTTTTCTTACACTTCCTAGCTGTGAATCTGTTGAAGCAGTTATTGTAACAATAGTTCCACTAGCACTTCCACCTGAAAGAGTATTGTTTATCACATCTCCTGTTACAAATCCACTACCTACAGTTGGTGGACCTGTGTATATGATCTTGTTACCTGTTGCAACAAGCATCTCATTTGCACCTGGAGTGCTTTCAACAAAGTCTCTTTGTGTATCTATTCTGTTATAAGCTTCTGTATTGTCATCAACATAGTTTTTGTTGGTTGCATCTGTTCCACTTGCTGGATTGGAAACGTTTTGGATAAGATTTGAACCCATATCCAAATTGCCTTCCATATCACTTAGTCCGTTAAGTGGTAAAAAGCCTGGTCCTATTCTATTTGAACTTCCTGGAATTTGTGCACCTGATTTTACGTTAAATCCTAATGCCCTGTTTATATAGTTTCCTATAGCTTTTTCTGTTGGTACAGCTTGTCCTGAATCATCTGCAAACGAATCATCTGCTGAGAATTCATTAATAGTTACACCTTTCTTAAATCCAAGTGCGTTTGCATTTGAAAGTCCAATCTCACCTGCAAAAGTAATATCACCCGTTGCTTGATCTACACTGAAGAACTTACCTACACGGAAGAATCCGTTCTGGTCTGTACTTACAAAGAAAACTCTACCTTTTCTTCTTTCCCACACTTGGGACGATGTTGCAGTATTAGCATCAGTATAAAATTCTGCTAATGTATTAACCGGATCACCTAATAACACATTTGGATAGTTTGAATCGTTAAATCCACCTGTACCTATCTGTGTAAAATCATGTCCTGTAGCTCTTAGTAATGATATTGAAACTGTAATTTCTGCAGTTGCGCCTTCTGCCGCACCTGCTGTTAATGTTCTTGTAGCCGCCGGAATAGCTTGGTGTACTCCTCCGCCACTATAGCCAGCTGTATCAATATTAGTTCCTGCTACATCACCTATCTCAATAAATGCAAAAACGTTGTTTGTAATAGCTTGTGTTGGTACACTATTTGCACCTAATGCACCACTGCCACTTCCAGTAATTGTATTTGTTGTATCAAATGTTCCAACTATATCATAAAGGTAATGAGTAGTTCCAGTTGCACTTTTTGCTACCTTAGCTGTTGCACCTGAAGTAGCCTGTGTAAGTGTTTCGTCTTTTGTAATACTAACACTTCCAGTCGTTTTTAATTCTGCTACTGTTTTATAATTAAGCACCCTATGTGTTTTGGCTTTCCAAAGGAATCTCATTCCTCCTGCGTATCCTGCATCTCCTGGTACCCTTGATGGTTGTACTGAAGAATCTTTTACTATTCTAGAAGTATCTGAGAATGTATCAGTACCTGTATTAATAGTAATAGTTGTTGGAATACTTGTAGAACCTAAGCCGCCACTTACACTACCTTGTAAAATTCCTGTCTTATTAAATGAACCTGTTACTCCAGACAGAACAATTAAGTCACTACTTGAAACTGTGTTTACAACAGTTCCAGATCCAGTAGATCCTGTTTGAGTTAGTGTTTCTCCTGCACCAATCGATATATTTCCTGTTGTCTTTATTAATACAGTACCTGCAATACCTTCAATTAAAGGACTAATTGCAATTCGTGTATCACCTTGTGCGGATCCATATCCGCCTGTTAGCTGTGAAGTAGAAACTTCCATTTGTACAAAATCGTAACCTGCTTCAAATGTAGTTAGGATTTTATTAGAACCCAAAGGTTGGCTAAATGCATCAGTAGCTTGGAATGAAATACTTCTATAAGTTGCACCATCACTCTCATCAAAGTTCACAGCAGTACTTGGTCTAGTTACTAGTTCTGCAGGAGAATTTACATCATCAAATTGATGTTGAAATCTATCTCTATATTCTAAAACTGTATTATTAGACACAGTATCTTGTAGGGTACCGAAAAAGTTATCAGCCGCAACATCGTCTGCTTTAAGATCTAATTTGTAAATTAGATTGTTGTGTGTAACTGTATTCGTACTACCAACTATTGATGCAATTTGTAATGTAATATCGTTTGTTGGAGTAGCATTGGTTCCGCCAAATGCTGTACCTAATACCTTTATTTGATCACCTACAGCATAACCACTACCTTTTGTGCTTACTGTATATGTTGCTGACGGAGTACCTGGAAGTCCTCCTGTTACAGAAATGTCAAGTTTTAAACCTGATCCTGTACCTGTTATAGTGGTTGTTGCCGCTCCTGTAATTGTGTAAGGAGCAGTAGGATCAGCTGTTAATGTTCCTGATGCTGATCCAACTGTTAATGCACCACTAATTATAATGTCACTACCTTCGCCAAGTATACCATCACCATCTACATCACTTAGATTTTGAACACTAGCAATAACATAATCTAATGTTCCTACAGAACCTCCATGGTCTATTGTAATAACACTCTGTGCTGTCGGTGGCCTTTTAAGATCATAAACTGTAATACTAGGATCATCAGTTGCGTTCTGATACGTGCCGTCAACATATGCTTTTATAGGCTGTACCATGTCATTAGTCAAAGTCACCTGATCTGGAATTTCGTTTGGATCAGCTCCTTCAGCAATTAATCCAAATCTACCGTATCCGTTTGAACCGTTAAGCGATCTAATTTCAGATCCGTTATTTGCATAGTATGCCGCCTGACAATAGTATGTAAACATACTAACCATTTCAGAAAACGCACCGTTATTTGTTACAAGTCCGTATCCTAAGTCGTTAATTTGTGTAAAGTCGTTACCTAGTATTGATCTGTTACCAGCTGTTTGTAAGAATATATCTCTTGATACCGAACTATCAGTAAACTGGTTTTCATCGTAACCAGTACCACTGTTTGAGTTTGCGTCTAAGAAAAGTGTTGCTGTACCTTGTCCCTTATCGTAATCGGCTATTGCGTTAACTTGATAACGTCTACCTTCTACATAAAATGGACATGGTAATTGTGGTGGACGTAATCTTAGTCCTTCTCCTGCGTCACTTTGAACAGTGATTCTAAAATTGTTAACTTTTGTTAAAACAGTAGTAGGTAAGTTACCAACATATGCATCAACATACATTCCACCTCTAAACGATTTTTCATTTATACTTTGTGAAAAACTAGATGCAGTTTGAATATAAGGAGATTTTACAAGAATTTGTCCTTCAGGATCGAGAACACACATAAAACCACCGTGTCCTCTTGTAGTAACGTTTCTAATAATTGTTTGGTCACCCATCATAAACACATCCATTTGATCGTTACGTAGAGGTGGGTTATATTGAACATTAAATACGAAGCATATCTTATCAACCAAGTTACCAACTAATGTACCTGTTCCTGCTTCTGCCGCTCCTAAAGTAATATCTGGAGTTTCTTTGGCTAATACTGCCGCTTGTCCAGCTGTATAAGTTCCGCCATAATCGATTGCGTTTGCAGTTGCACTCTTAAATGTGTGCGTATATTGGTTTCCAGTTGGCGATGATCCAACGTTTATTGTAAACGTAGTGCCAGTCGTTGATGTAATTGTTCTTTGCTTTTGATAGGCAGGAGCCTGCGTTGTTACAGCGTTTGTTGTTGCACTTACAAAGGTATGGGTATCTGTGTTTGTAGACGGTGTCACAGCTAAAACATTTACAGTGACATCACTATTTGTTACAGAAGTAATTGCCATCTCTGTTCCAAAAGCTGGATCAGCAGTACCTGAATTAACGCCTGTACCTGTTGCTCTAGGATAGGTTTCAGTACCGCCTCCACCATATGTACAACTAAATGTAAGGCTGTTAGCCGCAATTCTAATTTTTTCGCCTATCTTTAATGAATGGGCTTTTTTAACACAATTGGTTGATGCAGTAACAAATGTATGTGCATATTGTTGGCCTTCTGCAGAAGCACCAACGTTAACTTTAATAGTAGTTCCACCTACTGCTATAATTGGAAGTGCTTTCTCCGAAGCAGGGTCAGACGGTCTAGGATATGTGTGGTTACCTGGAGCTAATGTACAAGTAAATGTTACAGCATTATCATCAATCATTACATAGTCGCCTACTGAAAATGTATGAGATCCAATAGTTAACTCCATGTCTCCAGTTGTAGATTCGTATGTAGCACCACTAGGTGTAAACTCTTCTGGTGTAAAAAGTCTTAGATTAAGAACACCTGTGGTTGGATTGTAAGTTGTGCCTGTTGTTGGTGTAAAACTTCTTATATCTGGATAACTTCTTGTAACATTGAAGTCATCTGAATTACATATGAAACTTAATCCACCATCATCGACTTTTATAGTTTGTCCAACCTTAAGATTGTGTGATCCAATATTAACTTGTAAATCACCTGTAACTGCATCGTACTTTGTAGGCCTTCTATATTTGGTAACACAGTCTGCTGTAGTGCCACCTGAATTAAAAGTATGTGCATATACATCAGATAAATTAGAAGCACCAACGTTAACTGTTATTGTATTTGTATCTGCGGCAGATATCCTTATAAATCTATTGTAAACTGGATCTGTGGTCCTTGGATATGTTTTTACAGCTGAATTACCGTCCTGCGTACATGTAAACGCAATACCGTTTGTAGCTATAGTAATTAAGTCATCAACAACCAAACCGTGATTGTTCATTGTCAACACCATATCACCTGTGTAACCGTTATAGGTAGCTCCTGTTGGTGTATCTGTTCCTATATTATCACCAGCCGCTGGTGTAAATTGTGCTATGCTATCTGTGTAAGTAGGTGCTACACCACTCAATAAACTATTAGCAAGTAAACTAATATTTTGTATAGCATCTTCTGTAGCTGTTTCCTGCGTTGAGTCTCCTAGTTGTGTAAGGAGATCAGTGTATCCAAGTTCATGATATGATCCTTGTGTTTCTAAAGCACCTTCTATTCCACCGTTATTTAAATCCCTAATAAGGGCGTCAATAATCATGCCAGTATCTCGTCTACATTTTGCTTCGCTGTAAACTAGTAATGGAAATCTATCAGCTATAAGTTGAATTGTTTCTTCAATGATATAATCTCTGTTAGCTTTCATGACAGCCGCGGCAGTCGTGTAACCTCCTACGTTAGTAATTGCACCACCAGTATTGACAGGCATTTCAGGTCGATATAGATAATGATAACCAAATTTACCCTGCTCAGACCCTTCTTGATTTAGGAATGGTGTACCACCTCTAGCAACTTGTAATCCGTCAAATTCGTTATCTCTGTAAAAGTAAGTTTGTGCCCATTTACTTTGTGATACTCTTGACTGTTTTGAGTCTGTTTCAGTTTTAGGCATGATAATAACTCGTCTAAATTCATCACCTTTTAATGAAACATTGTTACTAAGTTTGATAGGATAGTCTTCTTCGTACACACCTGTTTCTACTCTAATAGTAATTTGCTTTTCCTTTACAAAATTACCAAATTCTACATCTTCTTCAGGTTCAAAGTCCTTAGGAGATAGAAGGTGTACTTCTATCATTGTTGGATTAGGATCAGTTGCGCCTGTAACTGGATCTATACCAGATTCAGCACTTACTCCATTTGTAAAGCTAACGATTTGTCCTAGTGCTTCTGAACGTCTTCCTCTTATAACTTTACCTGGTAACAAGTCTGTATTGTTAGGATTACTTTGATCCACATATGAAGAAGAACCGTTAGTTAAAATAATCTTATATGTGCTTCCGTAAACAATATCTGCTCCTGCATCAATTCCGTTATTAATAATAGTTTTAATTAGTTCCCATTTATCAGATATAGCTGTGACTGCACTAGTATCAGCATCAGTTGCTTTTGTTAATGTACCGCCTGATGTAAACGGTGCAAATCCTGTACCATCTACTGCATTTGATGTAACAAAACCACCTGAAGTCCAAGTGCCGTATGCTGTGCCGTCTACAGAAGTAGTTAATCCTGCATCTGTATATAAATCTATTTGTGTCGTGTTAACTACACTTGCATAAAACTTAGTTTGGTTTAATTGCGTCATACCGCTTACTTCAGTAATAGCAATTTCATTACCACTTGATAATCCGTGTGCTTCTAATGTCGTAATCCTTACAGGATTTGTTTTTGTAGCGGCTGAAACTGTTTTTTGATTAAATGCTGAACTATATAAGTCTAGGGTACTTGCATCAATTCTTCTTGCGGTGTAACTATTACCATTAAGATTAGTCATTCCTCCTACACTCTGAATTGTAATTGTGTCGTTGTTTTCAACAAAGTGAGAAGCTGATGTTGTAAGTCTTACAGGATAAGTCTGAGTAGCACTTCCAATATTAACTAAACCGTCATCTAAGAATTGTGATTCATCTAATTGATATAATAGACCTGCTATACCGCCTGAAGTAAATCCTGTAAATGCAGATGTGTCATACGGAATTGTACATGCGGCGTCGCTAAACAATTCAAATGTATCATCTGATATTTTTTTAATGTACTTTTTCTGTCCTTCTATCTCGGTCATTCCACCGATATTTTTTAACAGTACAATATTTTTATCTGCCCATCCATGACTAGCTGATGTAGTAACTCTTCCTGGATTGGATCTAGTAATAGCACTAACGTTCTGTTGTTGTAATAAGTTGTTTTGTAGAGTTGCTAAATGCAATTCTTTTGCAAAATTTATAGAGGCTAGTGTTTGTGTTAATTGACTTGTGATTGCAATTCTACCACTAACGGATGAATAATATCTTTCAGCCGCTTGCCTAACTAGGTAGTTAGTGTTTAATCCTCTGTTGATATCAAGTGCAATAGAGTCTGCAATCAAGCCAACGTCTCTTTCACAAAGGGCTATGTCATATGCAAAGGTTGGAAAGGTATATTTTAAAAATGCCTGCACTTCTGCAACAATAAATTTTCTATTTTTTTCTGTCAAATTTCTAGCTTGTAGAAATACAGGAGTTACAACATCTGCTCTAATTACTCTTGATTCAGCTGTACCATTTGAATGTGTAACTTTCTGCATATAACTACCAGGAACAACCGGAGCTGATCTCATTAAGATATCTGCTCTCTGTGCCGCGGCATTTATTGTTTTAAATGCATATGTAAATGAAGTACCTTCTTTTCCTGCTGGTACACCGGCCATGTTATCATCACCAGATGTACTAACGTGTAAAACTTCTGGTGAACTATATGATGTGTTATCTACGTAAAATTTTGATGCGGCTTGTAAATCTTCAACACCATTGGGTGATCCTTGTCCAGCCAATTCTCCTGGATGATCATGTAGATAAAGAGCACCAGTCATTGTGTCGCCCTGGCGTCTTACTACACTTTTCCTAGGCATACCAACACTATCTAAAAAGTTTCCTGATAATGTTGTATCTAAATCTGCATCTGTAATTTGATGTGTATCATCTGCCGCAATAGTTCCGGATATGTTTATTTTAAATGCTTCTGCATCTGCATCAACGTCGGTAATAGCATATGCCTTATTTGCTTCTGTATACAAGTATAATCTTGTAGCAGAAACGTATCTTATATAATAAGTAGTTCCACTTGTAAGTCCTGTCGGATTTGTATCTTCTGCAGAGAATTTAATAGCTAATCCATTAGCACCAGATTCTAACCCATGTCCTCCTGATTGTAATGATTGGTCTACAGCATAATGACTTGTAATTTCAATAGCATTATCTACATAGGAATTGATAGTCCATGTATAGTGCAATCTACCTGTAGGTTCATCTGCAACTCTTAACGGAAGTCCTGATGTTATATATCTTTGATCAGCATAACCTTTTGTAATAACAAGATCATCAACAGTAATATTTGACACACCATCATGTGCGGCATTTACAGCATCTGCTACTACTGTGCTGATGCCTGGATTGGCAATACCAAATCCTGCGGCGTTCATTGGGCCACCTAATGTAGGAGATAAGTCATCTGAAACTTTTGTAAATGCACTACTTATGATTAGTTTGCCAGGAACGGCATAGCTAAAAGTTATAGTGTCTGTTGCTCCGCCTCCTAGTGCGGCGTTACTAGCTAATGTTGCCAGTGTTAACTGTGTTCCTGCATTATTAACTAATGCTACTGTGTCAGGGGTAAGTGAATCTGGTGTATCACTAAGTGTAGTAAAATTAATTTGCCCTCCTACACCAAAGACTGCGTAAAGTTCAGTAAAGTTTTCATTTACTTTCTTAAAGGATTCTCTAATACTATCGCCAGTACCGTCGTTGCCCTCAACACCTATGTTTATTCCTTGTTTTGCCATCTATTGCTCCGTTATGCAGGTATTGCCAATTTGTCCATATCAAAATTTACACTAACGCCACAACCACATGAGCTTTTTGCGTTAGGATTTATAAGTTCAAACATAGATCCCATAATATCTTTTTTATAATCAATTACTGTACCAAACAAAAACATTAAACTTGCTCCACCTATAACAAATGTACAACCTGTATCGGTTTTGAACACTTCGTCATCGTCTAATAATTCGTCTGGTTTTGCATAAGTTCCCCATTCGTATTCGAACCCTGCACATCCTCCACCTTTCATGTTTAGCGTTACTGCATAAACCTCATTTTCACTGCAAATAGTGTCTATTTGCTTCTTTGCGGCGTCTGTAAGTGTACAAATCGTCATAGGAACCCCTTTGCTACTGTATTTATATAGAATTTTATAATCCTAATGTAAATATAGTTATGTTTATAAATGAATATACAAAGGAGTTTAGATATTACCGGAAATCTAAATTAGGGACTGATCACCCTTATTACAGGCAGAAAACTATTGTAGTTCTTCGCTGTGATAACTGTAATACTCAGTTTGAAAGAGCTAGAGGTGATATGAACCCAAACAGGATTAATAACAACTACTTTCACGTATGTTCAGATTGTGATGCAAAAGTGTTTGCACAACGGAAGGGCGTCGAAAAGAAGCAGATATGGAATTTACCTGCTTCTAGTGATTTAGATATTTCTAAGTTGTAACGTATGTTGCGTGTTCATAGCAACATGCATGATCTGAAGGATTATCTAGAGAATATTTAGCCGCCTTGTATACTGATTCCACCCAGTCCTCTCTTTCATAAGGACATACAGTATCTTTTAGGGCTATTTTAATATTAGTATCGCTATCGGCAATCCATACATCCCATAAAGCATGAATATTGTCACCTACGGTTCTTTTGTTAACACTTTCCTGTATTAAAACTGTATACTTGCCAATTCTTTGATCTCCAGATTTATACATTTATTCAGATTTCCAAATGGTCCATGCGCCGTATGCAATAGCAACACCTGCGGCTATTTTGGCTAATGGAGCCATGAATAAGACTAATAAACCTAAGATAATGCAAACTGCACCGTCCCAAGTAGTTCGTTCTTTTCTTCTAGTTTCAATCCATTTTTTAATCATTGTTTACTCCTTACAATATTTATATAATAAACAATTGGATAAAAGCCCAACTATTCATCACTGTAAACCAGCTTGTTAATACAATAGCACTACTTCTTCTAATATAACAACTAACTACAGCTAATGTACTTCCAACTAGATATAATGGAATAAAAAGGTGAGTAGCTGGATTAAGTATTGTAGCACTTAGAATTGCACTTCCTATAATTAAAACTATTGCTTCAGTCACCTCGCAGTAAAATGCAATTTTACTTAGCTTGTAACTTTCCTTAAAATAATCAAAGATTCTGTTGTATAGCTCTTTCATATAATCCCCTACTAGCTAAGTTCTTAGCCTTGCTTTCTACCATTATGTCAGCATAATCTCTAAAAGATAAAGCCCAATCGTTAACAGCATTATTCCACATATAGTCGCTATGAGCACGTAGTTTCTGCTTTTTGTATCCTTGTTCAAGTAATTTCTCCATGTTTGGTAATGTGTCTATATCGTGATCGACTAGAAGGTCTTCACGCGATACTGAAAAGTGTATTACAGGACGAACACCTCGCCAGCTATCTACTATGCGAGTAAATCTATCGTCGGTTGGCTGAATATATTCACCTGTTTTGACCCAGTGATGGTGTATGTCAAGGACCAATGCATTGTTGTGTCCGAGCACCAGGCTAGCTTCGATTCCCCACGAGTTTTCGTCGTTTTCAATCGTGAGCGTGTTTCTCGCTTCTGTAGAAAGTCTTGGGTAGACACCGAAGATACCGGCTGGACCATTGCGGCCGGAGATGTGTACATTGATCTTAAAATCTTGGAATTGTTTCCCGTATCCCA